TGACCACGAACGTCGACGGCGTGGATTGGGGCTTCACGTTCAACGGCTGGATCGGCGGCATCGAGATCCCCAAGCCCGTCCAGTACACCGGCCCCGACTGCACGGGTATCCCGGTCACCGCGTTCGCCACCGTGAAGGCCACCGGCAACGGCCCCGCGCAAGTGCACTGCAACGAGGAAGCGCTCGACGCGTTGGGCGACGAGGTGATCTGGCACTTCGGGCACCAAGCCGAGGGGCAAGCGTGGGTCGCCCTGCGCTGGCTCGATGCCGCGGGTGTGTTCGCCAAGGTGGCGAACGGCGATCGCTGGTTCGGCGTGTCGACCGACCAGTCGTGGCCGTCGTACCTGTTCACCGAGTCGCGCATGATCGAGGGCGTCTGCGAGAACATCCCGTCGAGCGTCTGCGCGATCGAGTTGGTCGACCTCGGGCTCCCGACGAACGTCCTGCACGATGGGCCGTTCGCGCTCGTGCTCGTGTCCGAGGGTGGCTGACCTAGCGCTCGCCAGCGCTCGCCAGCGCGACAACGAAGAAAGCCCCGCGCCAGTTGGCCGGGGCTTTCTCTTTGGTTCGGACCGCGACGGGGGGTCAGTCGTGGCAGATGATGATGGCCTCCCCGCTGACCGGGTCGATGGCGCTTTCTCCCGCATCGCACTCGGACCAGTAAAGGAAGTGCAAGCACGAGCTTGCCCAGGGCACGGCGTAACAACCGACGCCCGGCTCGCAGCACACGTAGCTGTCGACGGGGACGCACGAGCTGACGATGGAACCGTCGTCGAGCGTCTTCGTGGGACACGGCTCCGGGACGTTGCAGCGTTCGGGGAACGACTCGCAGTAGTTGGGGACGAGCAGCACGTCGCGCGGAGCGTCGCGCGGAACGTCGCGCGGAACGTCGCCGGTCTCGTCGTCGCCGGTCCCGTCGCACGCGCTGCCCGTCACCGGCTCGATGCTGGCTGCGTCCGCGGGCTGGAAGTGACGACTGGCGGTCGTGACGATCAAGACGCCGACAGCAAAGCTGACGGCGGATTGGAGGATGTCTCGGGTCTTCATGGGGTTGGGCTCTTCTCGTATTTGTGAGGCGGTGAGGTCGGGCGAGGGATGTCCTTCGCCCTGCATGCTTCGGCCTGTTCGACACACGTGTCAATGGCCAGCCGAGTATCAGCCTTGCATTGCTCGTAAGCGTCGATCACGGCCGGACTGGAAAGATCTTCGGGCAACGGACCCGAGCCCGGGTGCTCGCGCGCGGACGGGCCGCCGACAGCGGTGTCGGTTGGCTTGCTGACCTGCGTCATGCCGAACACAGACCCGCCGCCGACCACCAAGGGCAAGATGCTCTTGCGCACGAGGCCAGTCAAGCGAGCCCACAGTTGCGCGAGCATCCGGTCGACAACGGTGGCGTGCACTTCGTCTGCGACGCGACGGAGCAACTCAGGGTCAACGGAGTGCCCCCCGTCGCGGTGCGGTTCGCTGTGGTCGGTCACTCGCCCGACCGTCGAGAGGGATGGGCGCTGCTCGGTCATGCCTTCACCTGGTTCTCGGTTTCGATCATCGCGTGAATCTCGGCCAAGCTGATCAGCTTCTTGCCGAGCTTGAACCACTGTCGGACCAGACCCTCGCGCACCATCTTGGTCACGCGGTGCGTGGTGACGCCGAGCTCGGCCGCGATCTCTTGCGCCGTCTTTGCATCGGCGGGCACCGGGTCTTTCGACGGCGGGGGTCCGGGTTCCTCCTCCGTCTCGTCGTCGGCAGCGGGTGCGACCGCAGCCGGCTCGAGTCGTGGCGGCGCGAGGGCGGCTGCGGCTTCGACCGCTTGGCGGGCCTTGGCTTGCTTCTCCGGCGTCGCCACGGCCGCGGGGACCGAGATGCCGATCATCCACATGGCCGACTCGATGGCGAGCGTGCCCTCGCTGACTTGCGCGAGCACGGCCGCAATCGACTGAACCTGCGCGCCGTTCAACGCGAGCTCGGAAACCGGGGCAGCCTCGGGGGCCGCGGCGACCACAGGCGTCTGCTCGGGTGCCGGAACTGCGACACCGATGCCGGCCTCGCCGGTCTCCAGGTCGTCGGGGGCGGGAGCGATGCCCAGCCCGTTGGAGTCGGTCGGCAGCGCATCGAGCACGCATTTGCCAACGAGCAGGTCGTGTGCCTGCGCTGCGGTGATGATCGACTTCTCGACCAGCAAGGTAACGGAGTCGATCCAAAACTTGGCGATCTCGGCCGCGGCCTTGGGCTCGGGAGTCGTGAGCGAGGCGAACTCGATCGTCCACTCGGTCGGCACTTGCTGCTGAGCATTGCGGCGACAAGCGAACTCGACTTCCAAGATCCGATTGAGCGCGGGGACAACGACGTCTGCTTGGTCCTTCTCGACGGCTGCATACCAGGACCGGACCTCGTCGCCCGAGCTGGCCCCGAGGCCGCTCGCCTGCTCGCCGGTCAGGATGATCCGCGGCAACCCGCAAGCGCCCACGAGGTCGCGCTCGAACGCAAGGATCATCTTCTCCAACCCGTCGACCGAGCGCTTGACCTCTTGGTAGCTCGCGTCCTCTTTGTCGATGGCGAGAATGTTGAAGTTGTCGATGCCCCATCGGAGCTCGCTCAGGACGCTGCGAAGCTGCCCGACGTCGTTGTCGTCGGTGCACATCGAGTTGTAGTCCTTGATCGCCAGCACCATCACCGACAGTTCGGCGACGATGGTCTGTGCCGACTCCATGACGGTGCCGTACGCTTCAAGCTGCTTCTTCGAACGCTGCAACACGGACGGCGACCAGCCGGCGTTCCAAGCCATGATGGCGCTCGGTACTTGCATCGCGTCGAACCGGATGCACCGCGAGGGGTGGATTACCGTCGCCTTGATATCCGCGGTCGGAACGAGCACGCGGTAGCCGGTTGGCTGCGACCACGCGTTGCTGCCGAGTCCTGTGAACCAGCCTTCGCTCATCACGCTCGTGCTGTCGAGCGTCGACAGTCCGGTGATGGCTTTCGCGTTGGCGAGGTCGAGCGGCTCGCTGTAGTGACGCCCGTCGTCGACGGCCATCACCAACAGCCCGCCGCCGTAGAGTCGGCCCCATCGCCATGCCTCGCCGATGCGACGCATCGCGCCGAGGTCATCGAGCCGGCTCTTGACGCTGGTCCAATCGAATCGCTTGTTAGTGCCGGTCAGCGAGAACTTGACCCGCGTCGCGTCGTCAACGACCTTGTCGACGATTCGAGCGGCGTACCCGTTGCTGGTGTACATGTTCTGCAACTCGGTCTGGCCGAGCAGCCGGTCACGCAAGAAGAACGTCGCCAAGCTCTTCGACGTGCCGGACAGACCCATGCCCGTGATCGCGTTGGCGTAGCTGTCGTTGCGAACGGTTTTGATGCAGTCGAGAGCGCGCCGGGTGGCAGCGGCGGAGATTCGTGTGGTCATGAGTGGGTCTTTCCGGCGAGCCCGAGGAAGCTCTTTTTGCTGGTCGGTGTCGCGCCGGCGATATGGCAGTGGGTCGCAGCCCAGACTAGCGCGTCGATGCGGTTCGGGCTCTTGCCCTGCCCAGGGATCCACGTAATCCACTCTTCCTCCAGCCGCTTGAACTGCGTGCCGAGGCCGACGTGGTGGATGCGATTGGTCTCGTAGAGCGTGGCGATCGGGTCGGCGCGTGTCGCTTTGTTCTCCGTCGCGTGAACCTTCACGCACGGCAAGCTACGATCGAGCGCGCGAAGGCCCGCGATCAAGTGGTCGCCGCCGTTGTTGGCTTCGACGACCACAGTCCTCGCTTCCCACTTGCGGAACACGTTGACGACGTGCTGAGCCCACGCGCCCGTGGTGATCTCGAACTTGCCTGACTCGTCCGCCAGCACGTAGCCGTGGTCCTTGTCGTCGACGCCGTAGACGATGATGCCGTGCTCATCAGACGCGTTTGTGTTCGTCACGGCCGGGTCGACGGCCACGACGATCTGTCGGAGCTTCGGCAGCGCGTAGCAGCGGTTGCGCTCGATGTGCTCGAACGAGACGAGCGTGCCTTGGATGCGGTCGATGTATTCGCCGTCGAGCTCTTGCTTGCCGATCTCTTTGCCGGCGTAGGCGGTGACGAACGAGGCGATCGCCGACTCTGCCAGGAACGGATTCGAGAACGTCGACGCGCCGGTCCGCACGGTGCCGGGTTCGGCCTCCAACTTGCGCAGCCACGGCAACGGCTTCGGCGTCATCGTGATCATGATCTGCGCGGCGCCCTTGCGGACCGCGGGCTCGAGTTCCTCGAACCAGGTGCGCTCGCTGTGCGGCCACTCAGGCAGCTCGTCGGCGATCAGGAAGCTGATGTTTTTGCCGCGCAGCGAACCCGGTGCATCGCCCGAGAGCACGTAGCAGATCACGCCGTTCGGCCAAACGAGGGTCCCCTTGTGGTCGTTCCACACGGGTCGGAAGTTGTGAGGCGCCGTGGCGAGCACGCCCGACTCGGGGTCGAGAATGTTGTTCGCGCGCACGTCCGTGTGAGTGCGGCCGACGATAGCCAACACGCCGCGGCCGACTCGCTTTCGATCGGCGGCGACCTTGTGCAGCGTGTTGTGT